CAACTTTTACAGTTATTTTTTCTTCTTTTTACGCAAAATATCTGAATCTGCTTTTCTTGCACCGCCTTTTCCACTGATAAAGCTGTTTACTCTGCCCATTGCCCATGCAGCCATTGGTACGTTACGAGATCCAGAAGATAAATACGCTCCCTGTCCTCTGCGATACACCTGGGCAAGCTGTCCGTAGGTAAAACGGCTCTTATCTGCCTTTTTTCTTAGTGTTTCTTTTGTTTTTTCGCTTAGTGGTTTTCTTTTTGGTTTCATCTTGGGCAGATCGTGACTTGTTGATGGCTTTTATATCAATATATTCGCCTCTTTTGTATTTTTCGGCTGTTTCTTTGATCTCTTTTGCCTTTGCAGCTTTATTTTTCGCACCAGCAAGGTATTTGCTAGGCACGTTTGTCTTTTTGTCTCGTCTTACTCGCCTAAATTTTCTCACTTCTTCTTGGTCTTTTTCTTTTTCTTCTTTTTCTTCTTCATGGAGGAATGGTACATAGTGGAAAAAGGAAACTCTTAGTATATTCTAAACGAAGTTTGCCCTAATGTCTCTGGCTTGGCAAGGTTGAATTGTTGGAGGCAAAGGTAGCCGAAAGCGTCAAATGCGTGGTCCACTCCAAGGTTTTTGTTTGGCATACCTGTGTTTGGAGCATAAGTCAGGGTGCGGAGGGATTTTATTAGTTCTTTGCAGCGTGGATGGATCAGTGTCCTGCGTTCGCCCATTGCGTCATATAGTGCAGTATTGATAGCAGTTACTTTGTCACGGACTTTCCAGGGGGCTTTGGGAGATGACACAGTAAATCCGCTTCTACGCAGGATAGTGTGGTCTGTTGATCCTACTCCTGATGTTTTTCGGGCTGAACCCGTTGGGTCGGGGCAAGCTATGATTCTGCGTTCCACACCGTAACGGTTTGTGACTTCTTCTGCGAAGTCCCAGGTTGTTGCACCGCCTGTCAAAATTATTTCGTCAAAGACGTAGAGGATGTCTCGGTAGCGTACTGCACATATACCGCAAAGTGGGTCTACGTTAAAATCGACCCCTAATAAAAGTGGGGCGATGGATATGTCCTCCGCTTCAGTAGAAATGTTGGAATCTGAAAAGGAGACTGCAACGAGACCAGTGAGATTCTCGAAACTTGCCTCGAACTCCTGTTTAAATGTTCTGGTATCTAATTGGGCCTTTGCTGCTTCGACTTCTTCTTCTGGAACATTACCCCCGTCTATTGTTGTGAAGCTCCAACGTTTCCAGTCACCTGATGTATCTTCTGGAACGTAGCACCATAAATCGTAGAACCATGAGGCCGTTCCATCGGGAGTGGAAATGAAGAGTGCCCAGCCTTGTTTGTCCGCGAGGGCTGGTCGAATAACTTGGAACCAGACTTCGGAATCCATAAAGGCTGCTTCGTCAAGTACTACTCCAGCGAGGCTTCGGCCACGCAGGGTTGTTGCGTTTTCTGTGCCCTTTAGTTCAATTAGCGATCCATTGATTAGTTCGATTTTGAGGTCGGTTTCGTTTTTGGAGGCTATCCATTGAGGTGGGATTAGTTTTTTAATTTCTTTCCAGGCAATGTCTTTTGCCATGCGGTATGTGGGAGCACAATAAAAATATGTTTCACCTGGGCGGTCTATTGCTGCTTTTAGTAGTTCGATACAGGATAAATAGGATTTTCCGAATCTTCTGCCAGCCACGAGGACTCTAAACCTGTTTTTTGCGTTGAACACCTCCCCCTGTGCCCATCGTAAAGAAAGATTTTCGGCTGTTTTTGTACTCATGTAGTAAAGAATAGCTTAAATATTGACGAATTTCCGTGATTTTCTCGACTAAACCGTGTTTTTAGGGTTATTATTCAAGTATTAACAACAATTTTAGTCCGTGGCTGATTCTGTTCTTCGTAATACAAATGGTCAATTTACATCCGAGCGAGCTTTAAAGGATGGGAGAGTATGTGGAAAGAGACAACCTGATGCAGTTATAGAAGCTAGAAGGCAAAGACTGTATTCAAAGCAGTTGACAGGTAAAACTACCAGACAATTAGTGCATGAGCACTCATCTAGGGAAGGTATTGGGATAGATACAGCTTGGAGTGATTGGAAACAGGTAAAGAAATGGAACGATGAGGATTGGGAGCAGGATAGAGAGAAGATGGTTTCACGACTCCAGGGAATGAGGATGCGGTTGTTTGACCAAGCTGTAAGAAAAGGACAGTTACAGACGGCTGCTCAGATACTAGATTCACTCGGTAAAGTATTAGGGGAGAGTGTAGAGAACATCAATTTAAACACTCCACAACTATCAATTCAAGTAGAGCCAAAGAAAAACAGTTGACATTAGTGTAATATTGTAGTATTATTATATTGTAGTATTTTAAAGCTTAATTTATGGTTTATCAGTAAGTTCCGTGTATTCAATATATAGCAAAATTTTTTTGCAACGTGCCCCCCTGCCTGTGGGATAGTACAAAAAAATTCCCCAGACTGTGAAGACTAGGGAAAGGGGGGACAGTGTGTGGGCTTGGATTAATTTAGTTTGTAGCAGATATCAGAATTATTATACACTTTCATACATTTAGAAAATGCGTTTGTATCTACTACGCTAGACAGTACAAATCCAACGATAAATAAAACCAGTGCAATTCTTACATAGTTTAGGTTAGATCTTGTTGCTAATTGGTAGCGGTTGCGTGGGTTGTTTGGGTTAGACATTTTACAGTGAAGCAATGGGAAAGAGAATAAAAACTAATTAAGATTTATAGATAATTGATAAGGCTTTGTTTTGTGCTAGTTTGATATCTTTATCAGATAAAACCAAACTTTCATAATCAACAATTTCTTTAGCTCTTTCATATCTATAGTCAAAATCGGTTGTGATACAAACAATTAAACCAGTAACTAATTTATGTAAATGTTCCGGAACATCCGCATTAATTAATTCTTGTTTGGCTGTTTGGTTTGGGTTCGGTGTTTTCATTGTTTTAGCTCCTGATGTAGTTTAATTCCAAAAAAAGTAATTAGATCTATCTGCTTCAATTTCTACTAAGTCGAGATCATACCAAACATTAGAATAATCTATGTTGTATCTAATAATTTCAGGAATAGAATCTAAATCAATAGTTTCCTCAACATAGTGCTCTGCACATTCTTTAGTATTATCGAATTCACCATAATACTTAGTTGATAATTCACCAAAGTATTGTGAACCAAAATGTGAAATAAATTCTTCGTGTAAAGAAACAGAATGTCCATCAGATAACGCATCGTCTAAACTTTGACAATAATCAAATAATTCTTCGTCATCTATATGTTCAGAATAAATAGAATTTAGATAGAGACAATCACTATAAAACCATTCATCATGGCATACTGATTTTCTAGCTTTTTTCATTAATTCTATAAATTCTTCTAAATCATTAGAATTTTGAAAAATTTCGTAGACGTTAAACCATACCCATTTGTTAGTCTCATAATCCTGAATACAAATACAAGGATAGTTTTCTGAATAACCATGTCCAGTGGGTTTAGTTTGTGTTGTGGTTTGGGTAGTCATAATAAAAATAAATAGAGGATACAACCTTAATTATAGTCTATTTTAATATGTAAATCAATACTAGAATATTACTCTAATAGCAACTAAAAAACCCTAAAAAACACCACTTTTTAACCTCTATTCTCATTTTAAGATTTGATAAGATTCTCAAATCTCTTGCTATAACTAGATAATCTCATAAGTAAGAATCCTATAATTTTAAAATTTTAACGTGTATTTGTACCTTAAACAATTTAAAATCATTCAAAAATACTACATTAAAAAAGCTAGAATCTATAGAGAATCTAGCCTTTAATTAATTAGTTCCTGATGTAATTTTATTGTGGGAAGTATTCCCAATTTTTATTTTTTCTAATTGCTCTAACTTTATCTAGAAAAAATTTAATTTCTTTTATTCCATTAGGAACATTAGTAAATTTAATCTTATTAATTTGATTATTTTCAAGTTTTAAATCTTCGCTTAAAATATGAGTTTTTTCAATTTTTAAATCTTCAATTTGATTTTTTAAAAATTCTATTTGTTGAAATTTATGTTCAATATTTTCATCAATAATATTTAAATCTTTAAAAATATTTCTTGTATCTCTTAAATCAGGATAGTCTTTGTATCTAACTCTATAGTCTCCATTATCCTGTAACCAGTGTTCTAAATCTGCGATATTACAAATGTATTCGTCACATTCATAATATGGGTCTTGAGATTTGATTTTTAATTCTTCATAATCATTGTTTAATTTTTCTAATTGTTTTTTCGCAATTAGTTTGTAGTTTTTTCTAGGCATTTGTAAATTTTGGGTGAATGTACAGTATTATTCTAGTCGATATTGAATGAAATTTCAAACAATAAAAAACCCTGACTTTTTACATCAGGGTTAATAAATAATGAATGTTTTTATCTAGTTAAAGCTAAACATTCTTTTTTAACTAAATCAATTCTATTTCCGCACTTTCCATTTAATAGACTTTCCATTCTTACTCTAGCTCCTTTTATATCGTCTTTAACTCTTTGCTCACAATGAGTCTGTTGAAAGGTTAAGGCATTAAAGCAATTATAAAGATTTGGAGCTATTTCAAAATTTTGAGTTTCTTTTAGAAAATTACTTCTAATATCTGCCCATTCTTTTGAAAGATCTTTATTAAAATCTTTAGGTCTTTTTTCTTTTGTGTCTTTATCTACTACCGATCCAATTAATTTATCCTGTAGCATTTGTTTTGAAAGAGTCGCTAAAACTTCCATTGCTTCATATCTATCTTTAAATGAAACATTTTTCATAGCTTTAAATTCTTCAATAGAATTTGCTAAATCCTCACGTTGCCAAGATATAAACTCTGGTAGGTTTTTTACATAATCGTTAATACCTTTTGAATGTTTAAAAACTAATTTATTTTTAGACCTTGTAATTCTTCCCATTTGGTTAAAGCAAAATAATCTAAAGTCTATTGAAACAACTTTGAATGAATACGAACCATCGTAAGAATTTATGAAACATAATCTTCTACGAATTGGGTCATCTTTTGAAACTTCCATATCAGCATTTCTAATACCGCCATTAACAAAAATCCTAGATCCATTATTCATTAATGCGATATTCTCAAGATCCAATATATTTTTATTTCTTTCAAAGACTTCGTAAATTGGTTCGTTATCTTGGGTAGCGTATGTTTTTGACATTACGCTTAATGGTTTACCAGTTTTTGAGTCAACTATACATTTATGGTTAGGTAATTGAATGTCATTACCAAAACTATTTTTAATGTATATATCGGTATCTACAGGTGGATTTAATGCCCCAGTTTTTTCAAATTTTTCTCTAATTGAGATTTCATTATTTGGGTCTATAGTAGTTCCGCATAGATCCTCATTACCTAGTCTTTTAAATCCGTTAGGATTTTTATAGTGCTTTTCTACCATTAATGGAGAATTAGCACTGTAAACAGTGTCTACTAAATTGGGTTGGAAATAGTTCATTTGGGTGTTGAAAAATAACTACATATATATATTAAAGTATTATTCTAATAAAAACAATATCAATTCATACTATTTATAGAAATTAAAATTTTATCAATTAGTTTATCTGACCTGTAAACTAAATTATTTGAAAATTGATCATTATAATTATTTGAAATTTTTTGAAGAATTATTAAAATAAAAAATAAATCTTGAATAGACAGACTGACATGACTATGTTTAAAAAACTTATGAATGTAAGGTGACATGATGAATGAAAAATTATGAAAGGTACAATCCATATATACCTAGTCAATTATGAATGTCAAATTCTGAGAATTATCAGTGAGAATTATGAATGAGAATTATGAATGTTGCATTATGAATGAAACTAAAGTAATATTATAATGCCCATTAACCACAATTATTATGGCTGTCGATCCACTGGATACCAGTAGTGAAAGGTTTTTAACTTTTACTATTGCTGAAATAAAAATCTTAGTCGGTATGATGACTAAGTTGAAAGAACTTTTTCCTATTGAAGGACACTATTATGTCCATAAGGCTTGCAACATATTAATCACAATATGTAAGCAACAATTATCTACTGAAGATGTAGACGATTTAAAGGAGAGATACGGGATATGACTAAACATTTTATATATAAAGCGTTAGAAAATATGGATAGGTTTGGAAGTAGTTTTGAGCAATCACTTGCATTTTGCTATTCTCAAGCCGATCCAGATAATCAAACTATTCTCTATAACGCTTTTGAACATCTTTTCTTCAAATATGCCAGATTTAAAGATGACTAAAGAAGAAGCTGAGAACTTTATCTATAAATGTTTAGTAGACAACGAATCCAAAAAAGATCCAAAAGAAAAACTAACTCGTTTGGATATATGCGATATACTGCATACTGATTTTGAGATTCCAAAGTCTACGGCATATAGATACTATAAAGACTCCTTTAATCTATATAAATGGGAACAAGCTAAACCCGATCCATCGAAAAAGATTAAAGATACAAAAGATACTATACTGGATAGCGTATTAGATGAAGCTGAAAGTTTACTAGCTGACGGTGATTCTGTAGGTTATTTCAAAGGTATCGAACTATATTCAAGACTACTTACGAGGTTTAAAAAAGTTTAATGGACTCCTTTTTACATAACCATCAATCTTCGTTGGATAGCCAACGTGAAGATGATGCAATTCGAGATTTGGAAGATGCGGGTATATATCCTGCTCCATATAATGACGATCCATATAACATCCTTTATAAGGAAGTTATGGGAGAAAATCCAAACATAAGTCATCATGATGCTGTATTACTGGTTTACTCAAGATGGTATGAACTAGATCAGGAACTAGATGATAAACACTATCCTATGGAGACTGATTATGACGGATAAAGAATTTATCGAAGCAATTTATGAACTTGCTTTCGGGCATGATGCTATTAATCGTAATTTCGGTCATGCTGAAGTTATCGAACAGATTGAAGAATTTAATGAAGATTCTCTCAAGTGGGATAGCATACCTGATGACGATAAAAAAGAGTGGGAAGATGCTTTCTACAATTACGAACCAACAGATGACGAAGTTAAGTCGAGCTTCGGTACAAAATGGCATGACGGATTATGATTAAAAAAGTTTTAGTAACTCTGTTAGTTACTGTGGATACTGAAGATGAAGAAATTTGTCCCTCTGGCGATCCACTAGCTGAAAATGTTGTACTTAATCATTTAGATGATGGATTTATTGATCCTGTAGAGGAAATTTATACCTCGCATATATCTGATTATGTAGAACACTCAAAACGTATCCAAAAAAGAATCGAGGACTTGTACCATGACTAACGATCCAAACATTAACCATCTTATTACTTTATTTAAAGATGCTCATTCGAGGTCTATAGATAATATATGTACCCACCCATTAGATGCTGAAGATATTGAAAATTTAGCTGAAGATTTAGGGTACGATATTCTAGCTGAAACACTTAAAGAAAATAGGCTAGACAACGGCTAACTCTTTTAGGTTTTTGTGGTAACGATCCACTCTATCTAAAAATATACTTTCTGATCCTCGCAATTCTAAATTGTTGAGGATTTTTATTTGTGGTTTTCCGCTTCTACGGGCTACCACAACTGCACCATATTTAGGTTTTATGCCTGTGAGATGCTGTAGACCTAGACTGTACGCTCCAAGTTGATGACAGAATTGTTCGATCATATCATCTGACCTAATTTCTTTAGCTGTTTTCCAATCCACTATGAATGGCCCATCTCCATCAATATCCAGTAGAGCATCTGCTGTACCAGCAAATCCATAGCCTGGTTTATAGACGGAGAACTCAACCGCATGAATGGCCGTTACACGTTCCAATATGAATGATCGTAAACCTCTTGCGTAGCCTGACGCACTCCAGCTAACACGCGGTGCGGATTCAACTGCTTTTTGGAGGCCCCATTGTGTGACTTTTTTCGGACAGCGTTCCAATCCATCATCACCCGTTCTCCATATACCTCGTTTGTTTGCGTTCTGCCTTGCAAATTTTGCTGCAAGTTTGAGTACAAATTCTGCATGAGAGTGAGCAAGTTTTCCTCGTTCACAGGCAATATCACGTTCCAGATAGGAGTCAGATCTTTTGAGCCAATTTTCAAGGGCATCTTTTGTATGTTG